CTCAACGTTGCACCCATGCTCCACCAAACGGCGCACTTGGGCTGCAATCTCACAGACTCGTGTTGCAGTGACTGCGATTGGTCCAGAGCTGTGGACCTCGCCACGCTGTAAGGCAATGTCAGCAAGCTTGAGAGCGAATAAGGTGGCTGGTGTAGGTGATTTCATGGGTTCCCCTTCATGTGGGCGATGGTTGCTTGTTGGGCTTGGTGCTTCTCGACAACCTGAAGGGCCACCACAGCGGCCCCTATGAGGAGCGAAAAAAGACAGATTCTAAATAACCCAGGCCACGCTTCGAGAAGCTCATGTGCTTGGGTGCGTCCTTGGCCACCTTTGAGGAGCGGCGGGAGAGCGTGTAGTGGAGCGTTCATGACTTGATGTGTCCTTTAGTGGTTAGTGTACGTATAAGGATAGATTAGTTCAAAGCTTCACTTGGGAGGCCAGTCAAGAGGCTCCACAAGGTCAGCCTCAGGTGGCGCTCTAGGTGCCCAGTGTGGGCTTGAAAGGCCAGCTTGAGGGCTTCCAGCTTGGGGTAGCCACTGGCTTGGGCTTTGATGCTCGTGGCGAGGATGTTGGAGGCGATCATGGTGGTGTGTCCTTATGTGAAGAGTGTACGGTATCGGATAGATGAAGTCAAGTGGATATTTCTGTGACCATCTTTAAGTTGCGATCTTTCGTTGTCATCATGATGATAGGACACTAACCTATATCGGATAGAATAGCAAATAGATTCTTGAGTGACCACTGGAGAGCCCCCTGAAGTGGCCCTTTGAGGGGTTCCCAGTGGTACCCCTGAGGTGAGATCGTTGGCCTATGAGGATTCTATAGGGACATAGTACTTGAGAATCCACTTCAATAGCCCCTGAAGTGGTTCAGATGTTGCACCTTTGGTTTACTTATAAGGTAAACCTGAAGTGGCCTCTGAGGTGGGTCTGAGGTGGCCAAAAAAGAACAATACACCCCACCTCACAGCGACACACACTCACGCATCCATGCTCAAGGCTGACTGGTGCATGACTGGCCTCTGGGCTGCATATTATAGGCTCCTGTGGATCAATCATCCACTGATCCCCCCTGCCAGTACAGGACTTGTACCTACTCGTCACGGATCTAGTCACACTAGGCCCACAATAGGAGGGCTTTGGGTCGATTAAATGGACGAAGACCGGGGGTAGAGGGGGTGGTCGGGCAGCTCGAAGTCGATATACCCTCTCAGATTTTTTGGTCACTTTTTACAGAGGATGTCCCAGAGGTCAGCGAAGAACATGTACAGGAAGGGCACTGCAAAGACCAGGAACATGCCTAATCCCACCTTAAGCCGCCACCACAGGCTCCCCTTCTCGGTCCTCATGTAGGCCACTGCAAGCCACCCACAGTAGCCCCCTATGAGGCCACTGGGGGCTATAGCGACGAGGTCCAACCAGGGGATCATGTCCAGAGGCTACCTCAGGGTCTCGTAATGTGCTATGGCCAGCTCCTTCGTCCTGAGGTACCTTTTAGGGTGCCCCTTGCGGGCCAATACCCAGCCCACTCCAGGGGCCACATCGGGGTACACAAAGACCCCCTTGTCGAGTTGGGTCCTGAGACCCTGCCGGATAGCATCCGCGCGCTTGCGAGCTGCGGTAGCCTTCTCCAGGGAGGTCATGGGTGCCCCTAGGATGCCATTTGCGGGCGTCAGCGACGGGGTAGAATCGATTATTTTGGTCATGGGGTAGGTAGATGGGGGTAAGAGATAATAATGGCTAGAATCGTATGCTGTTCGATACCGGATAGACAGGGTCAAACTGACACAGGTTTCCGGGGGTCACCCTGGTCATCGACATCCTCGTCGTCATCGTCCTGGGGGAGGTCTGATTCTGGGGTCCAGTCCTGAGGTTCGATATCGGGGTCCTCATCGGGCCCCTCGAAGTCGTCCTCGTCATCGTCCCCCTCAAGGGCCTCCACCATGCCCCAAGAGACCACCTGGCCGAGCACCTGGTGGAGACACGACACCAGGTCGATCGCCAGGAGACCTTGGTCCGTGTGGGCGTGCTTGAGGATCTTGGTCAGACGGGTCTGGAGGACCCCCAGGGCTAGGGAGACTGGGTCTTCCTGGTCTGGGTAGAGTTCTTCCTCCTCGGACTTACCACCACCCATCCCATCCCCCAGGGACTCCCCCTCAGGGGTCTCTTCATGTAACGACATGGGGGTTACCTTTGGATGAACTTTGAGTGATCTCTGGAGGCTTACATGAAGATCTACCTGAGGTAGTAATCTTAAGAGTACTTAGGTAAGGTAGTATCTAAGGTAGATAGTACTTAAGTTACCCCCCATATGGGTAACCTTAAGGAGTAACTAGAAGAGTAACCTATAGAAGAGATCTTACGCACCCGCGCGCGATCCTTATTATACCACCTAAGGGTCACTTTAGACTCAACCTGAGGTAGTCCCTGAGGTTGCATCTAAAAGGACCCTTTAGAGGACCCAAAGGGGCATCTAAAGGGGTCATCTATGACTTATGACAATATCGACGACAGCCAAGTGGACTCCTTTTGGGGTCCCCCAGTGGCGTGTTCGAGGAAGGATTCCAGCTCCTTATCAAGGGCCTCGTTTTGGGACTCCAAGACAGCCAGGTCCGTATCCCGAGCCATGTGCTCAACCCAGTAGGCGACAGCCATGGCCAGGGCATCCAGGCGGTCATCCCGCTTCAGGGCACCCCGGTCCTTGGTCACCCTGGTCAACTGGTACAAGCCAGTGTACTGGATCTTGTTCTCAGAGCTGTAGTACTCGACCGAGGAGTAGTCCTTCAGGATCACTTGTCGATCGATGATCAGCTTGTGACTGTTCAGGACTGGCTCCAAGGTATCAATGATCCGACGTTCCTTCTGAGTGTTGTGCCTGATCTCCTCTGGTTCGTACCCGAGGTGGGGGGTCAAGAGCTTACCAAACATGCCGTCACCAAAGTTGCTCTCCACGATGACGTGGTTGACCCTTTGGGCCTTAGCAATTTTGGATAACTCTTTGAGGACCTCCGTAGAGTAGCCCCCGATGAGGCCACCCCAGGCGGTTACAAACAATTGACCATGGAGCATCTTGATAACACAGTAGCCAGTCTCGTCTTGGCCTCGACCACTGGGGTCAATAGTCATCACAGAGCCAGTAAAAGGCAGCCATTGCCCCTCTTGGATCTGCATAGGCTTGTAGAGCCGGTCACCAGTGAAGCCCACATTGGGGAGGTCATTATCGATCAGGTCATCCGATGCTGCCCACACTACCTTGGGTGGGGCCACCTCAGGGTTGAGGTGCATGATGATCAAATCGGTTAACTTCAAGGGATAGCGGGTAGCGTCAGACAAGCTTGTGTCAAGCATGAACTGGAGGGCAAAGCCGCTCCGGGCGTACTCGGCTTCGCGCTCTAAGAGGTCCTGTTCGGAGAACCGCTCGCTGTCTGTGGGTGGGCCTTGGGTGCCCTCTGCGATGGGCTTGAGGAGGGCCAGTTCAGAGGTCAGTAAGGGGGACAACTGGTCACCATACCCAGCCCTGGTCTTGGGATTGGGGTACCTGGCAGGCCACATCCTGATCTGGTAGCCCTTGGAGGGCAGTGTCCGATACAGGGAATCTTCGCATTGGGGGGTACCGAGGTAGACCACATCCCCACCGGGCTTGAGAACGGCTGCGAACTCTTCGACTCCGGTCTTGATCTTCTCACGCATGACTTGCGTTTCGGAGTTCTTGGAGGTCTCCACATCGTCAGCGATGATCAGGTCGGCGCGGCTTCCCGTGATCTGGCCGGTGATACCAATGGATTTCACTGAGGGATCACGAGAGGCCTGCACGGGGCGGACATCGAACTGGATCTTGGCCTCACGCTGGTCCTCCGAGGGAATCAAGAACTCACACTCAGGGAGCGTCTTGATGATCTGGAGGCAGAACGTGGTGGTGTTGTCAGCGTGGGTCTTGGAGGCCGAGACCACCAGGATCTTGGTGTCCGGGTTCTTCTTGAGACGCCACACGATGTAGGCACCGGTGACCCACGACTTGCCGACCCCGCGAAAGGCCTGGACCATTCGGCGACGCGGGCCATTGGCAAGATAATCCGCTATGTCGAGCTGGATTTTCGTGGGCTTGGGGAGGCCAATGGAGGCCCAGACGCGGCCGAGGAAGGCCTTGAAGTCATCTCCCGCAGAGCCATCCAACGAAGCTTCCGATGGCAGTGAAGATGGCGTATTGGCGGGTGCGCGTTCTTTCGAGCGATTTAAGGCGTTTGTTTTGGTCTTTAACGTCACTACGTATTTCTTTCAAAATGCCGGTGTGCTCCCCTAACAAAAGGAGGCATTGGTCGATACGATCTGCCATGACATCACACGTTTATGATCCTACGGTATTGAACGACGGGGTCTGAGCGGTCAGTTCGACCGTCCAGGTTTGGCCATCCGGGGGTGCAGTGAGAACGATGCCACCACTGGTGCCACTAGAGCCGCCAACGGCGATGAACTTGTTGATCTGGGTGTCGAAGGTGACCTTGAAGAGCTGGCCACTGGCGACATCTCTGGTCTTGGTCCAGGTGGTGGGGTCGCCACTGGCTGAGGTGTAGATGATGCCTCGGCCAGAGCCGCTCCCGACGCCGACACATGCTGTGGGGCTATGCGCGAAGTCGTAGACTGACTCAGAGCCGGTGGACGCTACTTGAGGCCACGGCGTGGTCATCGTGGGCGAGGCCAGGATGCCGTTGCCGCCGTAGTTGCTGCCAACGATGTAGGACCCAGCGAAGTAGTCCGAGCCGAGGAGGTTACCTCCGGGGAAGGGCTGCGAGGTCCATGAGTTTGAGTCCGCGTTGGCTTCCGTCGCTGATCTTACATAACCATCTGACGTGAAGACGAAGATGAGCGAGCCATCCCAGAGCACCGTAGCCGAACTACCGGTGATGCCGGTGATCGTGGCGCTGGTCCAGCTCGTGCCGGTGAGATCGGTCGAGATGCTGTAGTTGTGGGTATCTCGGCCGACGACGAAGCGATTGGCGGTCTTGATGAGGTAGACCGGGTTGGAGCCGGTGGTGCCCACTTGGGTCCAGGTTGCGCCGCCATCGGAGGACTTCCAGAACTTGGCATCAGAGGTGACACCGAACCAATCAGAGCCGACCTTGACGAAGCCCACCCAGGGGCCTGAGGTGGTCGTGACGTCGCTGCTCCAGGTGGTGCCATTGGTGGTGTACCTGGTCGCGTAGCTGGGGCCTGAGAGGATGGCTCCGAGCTGGGCTGAGGGACCGGAGATCCGCCGAGCGATACTCAGGAGATTGGGGGAGGTGATCATTTAGGTCCCCGTCACTCCACCTAAGGTCGCTACATCGGCTTCCCAGTAGTTGATCGTCCCGACTGCCTTCGCAGCCCCCGACTTGGTGTGGCCATCTACGTTCTCGATGGTGGAGGTACCGTCGCCTTGGAAGATGAGCTGACCGGCCCCTGAGGCGCGCTTCCATCCACAGCCAAACGACAGGAGAGCCTGCGGGCAGGTGATGGTGCAGCCTGAGGCGTGCGTGAAGAGGATGAGGCAGCCACCGTGAGTGGCTTGATCAAGTGTTAGTGTGGTGGCAGAGCAGGTGACGACGCGGTTCTTGTAGTTGTAGATTTCAGCACCGGCCCAATCACTGGGGATGACACCATCATCTCCGGGGTCTCCTTGGGGCCCTTGTTCCCCCTGGATGCCTTGCTCCCCCTGCTCTCCCTGTTCTCCTTGAATACCCTGGGGGCCAACAAGTTGGCCCTCGACGGCAACATCAGCGAACTCCTGGATGAGGAAGAACATCTGGTTGGCGTCGGCATCCAGGTCGTTGTCGGCATCGATGGTGGAGCCATTGACGAAGTTGACGAAGCGCGCGGTCTTGGGGGTCACCCGTTTAACGACCACCGCCGCATCATCGGCTGGAGGATCATCCATGCGTATCTGGGTATCCGAGACCCAGGTGAAGTCCGTATTCTCGATGGTGTCGATGTAGACGTGGACGTGGGTGCGGGAGAGGTAGTCAAACACCACGTTGAAGTCCGTGTTTGACCCATCACCGGTGTATTCGGTGTAGGAGAGAGCCATGAGATGGGGGCCTTCTAAGAACGAAAAAGGGAAGAGGGCCACCTCAAGGGGGTCTTGAGGTGGCTACCTGAGAGGAAACAATCCGACTACGTGTTACTGTTGCTGACCAATACCGAGGGCTTGGGTGAGCGCATCGAGGCCCTGAGGGCCCTTCACGAGCACCTGCCTGGCCTTGAGCTTGTCCATGTTGATGGCCTTACGCAGCTCAGGGATCTCCGTTTGGAGGGTTTCCTGATCACGGTGGAGCACACGACCAAACTCCTGCTGAAGAATCTTTTCCTTGGAGCCTTCATAGTCGTTCGTGCTATCACTGAGCTTCTTGTACTTCTCGGAGGTGATGAGCTTGTGGAAGGACTCGCTGGCCGTGTCTTGGTTGTGGACCTTGACGTTGCGTAGCTCTAAGAGCCTATCGTAGGCATCCTGGCCACTCTTGGTCTTGAAGTCGTGGAGATTTACGTGGCCAATGACCTCAGCGGGCATGGCGAATGAACCCTGGAGACGTACCAGTTCTGATACCACCGGGTCCGGGGTCTCATTCGAGAACACGAAGGGGTTGATCGGAGCCAAGGGCCCACCGTCCCGATGGAGGATCGGCTGGCCAAGAATGTTGCGCACCGGAGAGAGCGTGTTGGAGAGCCCTGGGGTGGCGTTCTTGATGGCATCCCACATGGAGTTCACTTCGCGCATCATCGGGTCCGTCTCATTACGGACATCCTTGGCAACACCAGGGACCACCGTGGAGGAGACCCGCTTTTGAATCCAGGTGTCCCACTTGTTGGGGTTCTTGGCTGCTTCTACCAGGTCAGAGAAGCCCTGGGTGAAGGAGTTGTTGGTCAGACGGTTGGTGAAGGCCATCGTGAGGGCCGCACCCATGCTGAGCTTGTGGCCTTCCTTCAGGTACTTGTTCGCCTGGGTGAAGTCTGCAACGATCTTCAAGGGTGATCCAAGGGGCCCGAGGGCGTCCATGGAGATACTGTGCTTGCCGAGCTTGACCATGTAGGGCGCGTTGCCGGCAGCAGTCCATGCGTCTCGTTCAGCGGGGTTAGTAGGACCTTGTCCAACCAGAACACCACCCAGTGCGAGGTATGACGCAGCGGCAGCCATGGAGGCTCCGGTGGCGATCTTGCCGAGGGCTTCGGCTTGACGAGCACCACCAGCGGCGAAGTCCGCTTGCCAGGTCTTGGAGGCGAACTGGAGGACGGGGGTGCGGGTAAGGTCTGAAACCTGCACGTTCACCGGGGTACGCCAGAATTGATTGGCAAGTTTGGTGATCGGGTGCTCGTTGAATATCTGGCCAATACGGGCTGGGATTGATCCCTGCATCAGAGGCTGGGTATAGGTGGACATACGGGCGGTGCGGAGGGCTTCTCCGTCCACGAGCTTGCCACTCTCGTCGAAGGCGTTGTTCATCTTGCTGTCGATGAAGGCTGAGAGCTTGTCACCCGTGAGGCCGGCTTCCTGGCCGTCTTGGATGGCACGAGCGTAGATGTTACCCCGAGCTGAAATCATCTTGAGGGTGTCATCAGCAGAGGAGAGCATTCGGTGGGGCAGGTTGATCTGCTTGCCATACCAGGTGATGAAGCGTCCCATACCTGAGTCAGGGTTGAGGCCGAGCTTGGCAGCGGAGATGGCGTTGACATGACCAGCCATCTGTCCATCAATCTTTGTCTGAGCCGGGTCGATGATGCTGGATTCGTTACGCAGGGACTTGCGAAAGTAGGACCACGCGTCGAGCAGGGCTTCACCCTGGCCAATGGCTTCGTGGAGGCCTTCATTGGCTGACTTGAAGCCCGCCTTATCAATCCCCAAATGGCCACCCAGAACGGTCTGTATACCACCACCAATGACCTTCTCGGTCGCACGACCAACCATGTTGAGCACGGTTGAGGTGATGTTCTTAATGTGGGTTATGGGCCGAGTCAGGACGAAGGCTGAGAAGTGCTCGTTGAACGCATTCCACAGACGGGTTGAGACCTTTGGGAGCGGACGGAGGATCTTGGCGATTGCCTGGGCATCCCCACCAGAGGCCACAATGGCTTTGATCTGCTGAGCCGCATAGACGCCATCCGAGCTGAGGCCCCATTGACGGGTGCTACGCGCTCCAGCGAGACGGACAGGCAGGAGCGAGTTCTCGACATCCTTGATCTGGTTGGAAAGGACGCGGATGCGTTCACGACCAACCTCACTCGGGGTGACCCCGTTGTCCATGAGCTTGGCTTCTTGCTCGATCTGCTTGGCGAAGGAGGTTTGGGCCTGACGGGCGCGGAAGACGATGGCTGCTTGCTCATCGAAGTTCTTGCCCATCTCACCGAGCCGCGAGAGCAGTTCTTCGTGCGAGATGTCCATGCTCTGGGCCAGGGATTCGGTCTGGACCCAGGTCTGCTTCTCTAGGCCTTTCATCTTCGGGATGATCTGTTGGGCGGACTCTTCTAAGACCCGCTTGGCTCCACCATTGGCTTCCACCTTGGCAGAGTTCCAGATGTCGTCGGGACTGGGCACGAACTCGGCATCTGACTTGGCCGCTTCGATGAGCTTGTCGATGTCGTCGGTGGTGGAGGTCTCGGCTACCGGTTTGGGGCCCTGGGCTTTGATCTGCTGGAGTTCCGCGTGCATGTCATCGACGGCTTTGATGGCAGCCTTGGCGTACTCAGGGGTACCCTCGGTGAGCCCCTGGGTGCTCGTGACGACGTTCTTGAGGCCCTTGAAGGTCGCCACAGCGCCATCGAGAAGGGTGCCGACAAAGACGCCATCGAGGACGTTCTTCATCCGACCTTCGAAGTCGGTGTCGTCCTTGTGGGTCGTGAGGCTATCAACGACGAAGTGTCCGAGGGTCGGGTGGTCTTCAGCGAGCTTCGAGACCATGTCCATCACGTGGCCACCGTTGGGATCGAAGGCGGTGCCCATGGTCCACGCCGTGCGGCCTGCATTGGCAGCCCACTGGACCAGATTGGGGGCCCCTTGGAGGGCCTGCGCGGTCTTGAGCGCCTTACCCCAGGTGAGGAAGCTGGTGAGGAATTGTGAGGTGCCAGAGACGAGTTGACCGGTGAAGGTCTCGGGTTTGAGGGCCTTATCGACGGCCTGGCCAGGGAGAGCCACGAGGGCATCTCCGGTGGCAGCGAGATCATTGCCGACCATGTCGTTCTTGTTGGGCTCATCGATCCCCGGGATGCTGTCGGCGTTGAACATCTCCTGGACCAGGGGGCGCACGATCAGGTGGTAGCCAGCGGAGAGCGTTTCGGTACCTGCTTTAGCGATGCCATGGAGGGCAGCTCCAGGGATGCTCAGGATCTGGTTTGTGATGGTTTCACCGGTGGAGTTAACACGACCAAGGTCTACACCCGGGTTGTTATCGAACTTGGCCTGATCAGCCTGATACTGGGCAGCGCCAGCAGCTTTTTCCAGTCTCTGCCTACGACCGGGGTCCAAGGTATTAGCGACGGCATCTTCAAAGCTCGGACGACCACCACCCACCGCAGGAGCAACTGGAGCGGGTGCTGGTGCTGGGGTGGTGGCTTCGCCTGACAACGGGATGTCCACAAAGTCAGGGGCTTCCTCCTGAGGAGCTGCGTGGGGCAGGTCCGTGGACAAGGGGATGTCCACAAAATCTTCAGCAGGAGCTTTATCTTTGGCCATTGGTTACCTTCTAAGGGATTTACTTCTTTAAGAGAACGCGCTGTTGCGCTTGCACCAGTTCGAGCGGCGTGATGCCCAGGTGGGCAGCTATTTCGACAATGCGACCTGAGCGACCTTTGGTTGCTTTGTACTCCAGGGTGTCCTGGTCGAGGTCCTTGACTGAGGGCCAGATAGGCTGGGCACCCCATTGGACCGTTTGCGGGGCCTTGAGGGTGACGTTATCGAGGGTCGTGGGGGTCGCGTAGTCGTTGGCCAGGTTGTTCTGGTTCGCGGTCTTGGTGGATTCGCCAGCGTAGCGCTTGAGGAGGATGTCCGACTGCTTGTTGAGGAAGTCGAGCTTGTCGCCCTCGGGGGCGTCTGGGTTCTTGGCTCGCCAATCGACGTAGGCCCGGTTGAGCTGCTGGCGCGCCTTCTCACCATTCTGGGCATCGACGGACTTCGCTATGAAGTTCTCGCCACTGCCGGCAATGAGCTTGAAGAGGTTATCGGCACTGTCCTGGACCGTGCGATCATTAGCAGCGGCGCGGAACTCTTTGGATCGGGCGACATCCTTGGTGAGGCTTTCAGCGGTGCTCTTGGTGATCTTGTGGCTGAGCCACGCGGAGGCGATGTCGGCAGAGGTAGCCTCGCCCTTATTGTAGACCTTATCATTGAGGTCGAGGACGGTGGCTCCGTCTTCCAAGTAGTTATCATGGTGATTGATGGCAGCGGTCTGCCAGCCGAACATCTCACTGGCCTTGGGGGCATCGACAGCAGCGAGCGCCTTCTGGTACTCACCGATGTTGGCACCGGGGTTGTCGAGGAGGGCTGCGAGGGCTTTGCCTTGGGTCTCCTGGATGACGGCCTTCTTGTTGTCGTCGATGGCCCGGGCAGTCTCCCGGTTGTTCCGCTCGATCCAGGTGTGGATGTTATCCTCCGTTTGAGCACGGAGTTCCTTCACCCAACCAATCTGACCGAGAGTCCCTGGACCGGTGGTGATCTTATCCATGAGGCCCAGATACTTGGTGTTGTGCTCCATCTCAGCCTTACGGGCGATGGCGTTGGCAAGGATCTTATTGGTGTTGGCCCCAGAGAGGCCATTCTTGTACTGCTCCTCAACGATGTCGTGGAGCTGCTTCGCAACCGCGTCAGGATCTAAGGCAGTGTTGTTGTTCAGGGCCTCATCAGCGGCTTTGTCGAGGGCGTTGCCCACTTCCATATCGGTGTTGTCGATGACGCTTTGTTCAATCTGCCGATCTCTCTGGTCTCGGTGGTGGGCGAAGAGGTTGGCCTGGCTTCTCTCCATCATCGGGAGAAGGATCTTCGAGAACTCAGGGTCGGAGGCGTCCGCTTCGTTCAGCTCCAGGTAGGTCTGGGTGTTTCCGGAGATGAACCCCGAAATGTCATCACCGTTCTGGGCATCCGATTTGGCGTAGGCTTCGCGGAGCTGACGGTCATAGGCCTCCCCCTGGAGACGATAGACCTGCTGCTTGGCACCCTGGAGGAACCACGGGTTACGGGCCGCTGGGAGGTCGCCACGATCCACGGCAGCCTTGAGGGCGGCGCGGTTCTGGAGGCGCTTGTCAGCAAGGACAGCCTTCTCGCCTTCCGACATCTGCTGCTGGGTCTGCTCAGCGTGTTTGATGGAGGCGTACTGGTTGATGGTCGGTTGAAGGTTCGAGAGGGCACCGACGAGCTGGTCGAGTTCACTTGGCCCAGTGTTCGCGGGGGCGACATTGGGGCGGTGGTAGGTGTCGACGGGGGTCGCTCTGGGGGTGACTGGCTGGGGGCCTCTGAGGTCTTGGACCTGGACGCGATCTTTAGCCATGATCGTTAGCCCGCCTGGTTGGTGTTGGAGTACTTGTAGCGCATGTAGCCCTGGGCCCCTTGGCCAGCGATGTTGAGGCCGGTGGCGAAGTAGGACGGGCGAGCCTGGAGCGGCTGGCGCAGTGAGAGCGAGCGGTCTTGGGCGTTGGAGCGCATGCCCATGAGGTCGGCTTGGGTCTGCTCACGGCCGAGCTGGAGGTTGCGCTTGACGCCCTCGGAGTAGCCCGCCTCTTGGTCGTAGAAGTCGTTGATGAGGGCATCCACGGAGACACCCGAGACGCCAGCCTCACCAGCCGAGACTCTGGCCGTAGCCCGGGCCTTGGCGGCATCCTTGGCATTGGCAGTTAGCTCGGTGGAGGCAGCTTCAGATTCCTGGGTAGAGCGCAGGTTGGCCAGGTTGGTCTGGTTGATGAACGAGGCACGAGCCAATTTACTGCCTTCCTTGGCGGTCTGCTTGGCGTTCTTGTTCTGGGCCTGGACGTTCTGGTCGGTCTCGTAAGCGGTGTAGGCCGTGGTGGCGATACCGATGGCAGCCGCGATAGTCACGGGTTCACAAATGGGACACCTCCTTCTTGAATAGTTACTTTTAACCAAGCTGCTACAGCTTCGATTTCTTTGAAAGTTGCATCAGCTTTGATGCGATTGGCCTTCATACTGATCACAGCTATGTTATTTTTAACATATCCTTTTTCAGGAATAATCCTATCCAGACTTGGAGAATTATTTTTCATTATCGTGTTGTTACAAGATAATGGGATATCTAGAACGGGGCATCTCTCGGGTATGAAAATATCATCCGGAGTTATATCAAAGGGGACTTTTGATCTCTTCGCACGGGCTCTCGCCTGTATTACCATTCTATTTCTTGGGTCATTCTTGTATCTTTGTTTCTGATACTTTTTATCACAATCCCTGCACCTACTACATTTCCCATTTGAATAGCTTTCATAAACGTTAATTCCACTAATTAAATCCACGCCACAAAGACTACATTTGAATCCTAACAAATTCATAAAAAGGACGTTTCTCGTGGCCGAAGGTGGGATGGAGCTTAAGGAAGGTGAAGCCACACTTCTCGATCCACTTGAGGTGGGTCGTGTTGCGGGCATCGACATAGTTCCAGAGCAGGGGATAGCGCAGCAGGAAGTACTTGAGGAAGGCCTCGTTGCGATTGAACAACTCAGCCTTGATCTTGGGGAGGTCAGGACTGGCGAGCATCCACACACTGGCCTGAAGAGGGCCCAGCTCGGGCACGTGGTTGATGCCAAACATGCCCATAGGGAGCTGGGTCTCGTCGGAGACGATGGTGAAGCACTCGGTGCCCTGGACGCCACCGAGGAGGGCCTCTAAGGGGGAGTGCCCGGTGGCGGCATGGATCTCTGCCACGTCCTCACTCCGCAGCCGAGGAGCCAGCGAGTGGGCATCTTCGACGGTGGAGTGACGGACGAGTGACATAGAGAGACTAGGCCCTTTGGCTTCGGCTGTGATAAAAGGTCTCTATCTCCGCGCTGGTGAAGTAGCACGGCAGGTGCGAGTCGGAGACCAGCTCGATGGTGACTTCACTGGACTGGGACAGGATCGGGAAGCGGAACTCCCCGCTGGAGAGGTTGACTTCCCCAGGACCGTTGACCCCGGGGATGAGTCCGGAGAAGCTCTTGACCGAGGTGTCTCTGCCCGTTGGTGTCACTTCCGTGGAGAAGTACACCGAGTTGTTGTAGACCACGGTCATGTAGCGGAGCTGGCTGCGTCCGGCCGTGACCTGGACTTGGCCTCCACCCGGAGAGGGCTCGCGGAGGATCTGCTCGGAGAGCCTGACACGCATGGTGTAGACCTGGCCGATAAAGACCTTCGTTGAAGAGTAGTCCCCGGTGGCAGTGATGGTCGTCCCAGAGGCACTGAGGGTGGTTATGCGGGCCCCCTCAGGCAGCTCACTATCCCCAGCCCTGACCACCACACGCATCGTCCCGGTGATCTCGTAGGGCAGCGTCCAGGTGGTGATGTTGGTCCCCGAGTCGTAGTCGATGTCTTCGACGGTGGTCTCGTCGAGACGGCGGTCCAAGCGGGTGACGAAGAGGGAATCATCGTCGGTCTGCCCGGGCTCGAAGCGCATCTGTTCGAGGTGGTAGCCATCGTCGCGCTGGATGACCAGGTAGAGGGTGCTCTGGATGAAGTCTGCATTGAGGATCACAGCCCCCTCTTCGAGGGTGTACTTCGACCAGGCGGATTGGAGCTTCTGGTTGTCGAGCCAGTAGAACTTGTAGATGTAGAGGCTGGCCAGGTCGGTATCCGACTGGGCCACGACCACGTTCTCGGTACTCGTGGCGGTGATCTTGGAGACCACCCCAGGGATGTACTTGGGGACGTGGGCAGTGATGTCGGAGGCATCCTTGGAGCCACTATCGGGTTGGATGAAGAACTCGCGCATCCCCGAGAAGTCACCTCGGGTGAAGGGGAAATAGATGTTGTTCCCCAGGCTCACCGGGCGGCTCTGGAGGGAGCACTCGAAGGAGGTCGTCTGCTTGCACGAGGTGTTGTTGGCCGTGAGCAGCCCTGACCCAGAGGAGAGGGTGAACTGGGCCTGCTCGGCAAAGATCAGTAGTTCTTCCTGGAAGGGCACGGCCTGCTTGAGGACGGCAGCCACAGTGTTGTCCGCGTGGACATCGATGGGGGCGTCGTCGAGGATGGTGGTGACCGTCGAGGGGAAGAAGTTGAAGAAGCTGCCCGCTTCGGAGAGACAGACCGTTTCGTTCGAGAGGAGTCCCAGGCGATTGCGGAAGAAGAACACATCGTTGATGGTCTGGCCAACGAAGGACGGATCGGGTGAGGTATCCGTATCCCCAGCGGCGCGATAGCCCCAGTCAGCAATGGAGAAGGTAAAGGTACCGTCCCCCATGCGGGTGAGGATGTGCGGCATGGTGGCCGAATCGAGGAGCTGCTCAATGTTGGGGGCAATGGTCTCGACCCAGACCCCCTTATCGAAGGTTTGACCCACGGTGTTGGGCACGAAGCGGACCCAGTAATTGTCCGCATCCGTGGTGCCGTCGCCTTGGATCTCCACCAGGAAGCCCGTGGGGGCGACGACAGGGAGGTCGGAGAAGCGCTGGACGCTGTCCTTGAAGGCGAAGAGGGCACGGTCACCAAAGCTGTCCGAGGCACGGATGGCGAAGGAGCCGGTCTTGGCAACCTTGATCGCCGAGTCTTGGAGGGTGAGGGTCCAACCGGTGGACGAGTTGACCACGGCCCCTAAGTCGCCTCCTCCGGTGGAGAGCGAGGTTGAGAGCACGATGGCGTTGTTGGAGGTCTTGGAGGAGACCGTGTAGATCCCTGGGGTGACCCCCGTGCCACCGGTGATGTAGATCCGGTCACCCGAGGTGTGGGTGTAACTGGCGAAGGCCCCGGTCTTGGTGAGGGTCTTGGAGGACTCGGTCCAGGTGCCACCACTGACGGAGAAGCCGAGGGTGATCGCAAGCTGGTCCTTGAGGTGGCTAGCGATGGAGGTCGTCTGGAGGTCCGTCACGGAGGACGTTGAGGTGGTGTAGGAGGCAGCCTCGAAGTTGTCGATGAAGATCTTGTAATCGGTGCCGTACTGTCCTTGGCGGACGAAGATCAGGGCCTGGATGCCCGGGTTGTAGGACAGTGGGGCCGAGGCCATCGCAGCCACCGTCTCGGTGTTGACCACGAAGGTGTAGTCTTCGACCGTGAGGGCCTTGATGAGGGTCTTGGGGGAACTCGACGCGAGGTAGGAGGCAGCAGCGCCAATGTAGTTGACCGTCTTCTCAGTGCCTTCCATGTCGAAGACCTTGAGGGCACCATCGGTGATGACCACGGTGTAGCGTTCGGTGGCGTCACGGTTGATCGTGTGGATCAGGGCATCGGAGACATCATCGCTATCCAAGAGGGCGATGTGCTGGGTGGGGGTGCGCTTGCCGAGGCCTTCCACGATCGACGGGTAGGCGTTCTCTTGAATCTCCATCTCGGAGGTGAGGCGTAGTCCGGGGGCCTGTTGCGACACACCGTTCACCAGATTGGCGAGGGTGGAACTGAGCAGTGGCATGGGGGACTTACCTCATCACGGAGCGGTACACCGTGTAGTTGTCAAAGATCGTGTAGTCGGCGTTCTCACCTTCAGCCTCTTCAAAGGCCATCCGGGCCTCGAACTCATCGCGCTCGGTAAAGCCAGCGAGGGTGTCCGAACCGATCACCCCAGCTTGGAAGACGCGGGCAGCTTTGAGGGCGATATAGCGGCGTGCTGAGGGTGGGAGTTCATCGAAGGGAAAGAGGAGGACGACCTCAGCCTTGATCGTCTGGGTAAAGACGGAGGTGCGGTTCTTGCGGTCGTAAAGGGTAGTGCCTCGCTGTACGAGGTCGTAGTCACCGGAGTCATTGACCATATCCTGATCCACCCGGACGATGTTGGCAGCCAGGGTGATGGCTCCGTCATTATCGGGGACGAGGGGGTAATTGACTTCGGTGTTAAAGATCCAGCCGATCTCTTGAACCTGGTGCGAGACCTGTTTCAAGACATTGCGGGCGGTGGTAACATCCGAGATGCTACCGGAAAGGGAGTTGACCGGAGCTTCACCGATGGCGCGGAGGCACAGGTTCACGGCGTCCAGTTCGCTGGTGGGGGCTTCAACAGTCATGAGCGTCCTAAAGGGAAACAAAAAAGCCCACCTAAGAGTACCCGTGAAGGTGGTTCCTAGGTGGGCTTGGGTTTGAGAACTAACTAGCTGAGCTTACGAATCGGTACGGGAAGCAGCGCCGGCCGCTTCCAGCCAGACCTTGACGCTCGAACCCGACGCGACGGTGCCCGTGAGGACAACCTTCATGTAGGGCAGGAGCTGGACCGTCATCAGCGAGTTCACGGCGTTGCCAGTGGTGGCAGCGACAGAGCAGGCAGTGGACTGGTCCGACTTGGTCAGGGCGCGATAGGAGTCGCTGGCATTCAATTTGCCATGGAGGGCGACTGAGGTGCTATCGGTGCTGTGAGCATCAATAACCACAGAGACATAGCCCCAACCCCGGCCCTCTTTGGGAACCGGGATCTGGACAGCCGACGCAGCGAGCGTCGAAGCATCGCCATTGTAAAGGCAAATGCCTTCCGAGATGGTGTTGTTTTCCATGTGGTTTAGGCCTTCACGAGTTCAACGGCGCACTCAGGGCGCAGGATGCCGTGACCCATCGCGTACTTGGCCAGCATCAGGGTGCCCTGATGACGAGCCGAGTATTCGCTTTCCATCGCCAGGTCGCGCAGCTTCACGGTGCCCATCGCCTCACGGTGCCAGACGACGCCAACGGTGTTGGCAAAGTTGGCATGGTAGGTGTTGTAGGGAGCCGGGCTGTCCGCCGAGATGTTGCTGGAGGGCAGGTTGTTGGTCTTGAGAATCTGGATACCACCCAGCTTGCCGATGTCGCCATCAGCGATGCTGCCGGTGCCACCCCAGTCCTTATTATGGATCTTGGTGTAGCGGGCCAGGAGCTTGAACTGAGCCGGGAGGAGCGCCATGAAGCGGTCTTCAGCCGGGACATCCTTCTCATCGAGAGCCTGAGCGGCATCGAAGATACCGTTGTACAGGGACTCACCATCGGTCGAGAAGCCAGCGTCGGTCAGAACCGTTCCGCCGTTTCCACCGGTCACGTTGGCCGAGGCACGGGCCGCGAGGCACGCGATCTGGAGCAACTGCTGATCGGCCTTCTTGGCCAGGGCGCGGGCCAGGAGGCTCGCGTATTCCGAACGCACATCGAAGTGCGCAATGGCTTCATCGATAGCCGAGACGAACACGTCAGCGATGAGCGGACGGTCAATATTGATCGTCTTCTCATTGTGCTTGATGTCGTTGGTACCGAGGAGTTCGACGCCAGCGGCGTGATAGGCAGCGGAGGCCTTGCCCGACACCATGAACTGGGCCGTCTTACCTGAGTTGATCGTCCGCACCATGTGCAGAGGCATGATCAGGTTGGTTTCTTTGAACGCGGTGAGGACTTCACCGGAGAACACCTTGAGGAACAAGGCGTAGTCATTGGCGAACGTACCGTCGTCCGCCGAGTTAATCGAGCCGAAGCGACTCGCATTTAAATCCGTCATTTTGAAAATCTTTGTATGAAAGAGGAGACATGGGCTCTCGACGTTCACATCCGCACAGCGATGGAGATTGTCCCTTCTCAGGTCACCCGCAGGTGCCCGTGAAGTGGGTTTCGATCCGTTCGTTTGTGTATTGGTCTTGTACCTGGACTCGTGGTCCAGTGAGCTACCGCATAGAGAATGCAGTATAGCTAACTAATGTTGGTCCCTTGGAGGAGACATGATCAGTGTCCATCTCCACCGAGCTAGGGTGGCGCTTTTGGTTAAGCTACTCTCCAAGGGGTCATATCGGGTTGGTCGTGTCCGTACCGACAACTACTTTCCACGATGTCATCACTTCAGCCACGTGTGAGGAAGGCTATCTGAAAATTGGAGCCCGAATCTGGATTTGAACCAGAACACTGCCCATGTTATGAGCTGCTCTTCCGTGGGGTCTTTGGCCTGGAGTGTCGGTTACTAACCCATCTGAGCTATTCGGACTAAAAGGGTGAGCCCCTTTCGGGGCCACCACTGCAAGGCACTAGGACTTGCAGGCAGTTAAAATGAGGCCCCTCTCCTCGACAGCTTGGGGCCAGAGCCCCGTGGTATCGGGAGAGGTTTCTCAAAGGTTTTGGGTCGCTTCCCCGTCACCTAGGGGTCAGCTTATAAGAGGCGATCTGGCAGCCCCGTGCGGGAGACACGCAGTTCCCTAGATGTTATTATTGGACCTAAACCAACAGTCTATCTAGTTATGCCAAGAATTTCTTCACACTTTTGATTATGACGATCGATCTGATTGAGATCTTCTAACAAAGTCGAAGGCCAGTCATCCCTGTGACCATTGATCCACTCCAGGGTGGCCCTGTGGAGGTAGATGGGTTTCACCCAGGTGGGTAGTGGGGGTGCGTTCCGTTGGACTGAGCAGCCGCTGAAGCACGTCATCAGCACTACGGTCAGGACGCCGATCAATGGCATCCGCTTGGGCTTGGGCATGAGCTGCCTTTTCATATTGGAGGAGGGCTTCTCGGGCAGCCCCGTCTTCCCGGAGTTGGTCCTCACGGTGCCACTCCAGGAGCTGATTGAGGAACTGGAAGACGCCATTGAAGGCTTTGACAAGCGCAGGCCACATAGAGTGGACCCTTTACTTGTTGGGATTAACGACAGAGACCCAGTTGAGCCACTTCGAGACGAACTTCACGACGCTGTCGAGGATCTCGTTATCGTGCTGTGAAGGGGTAATCTTGACGACAATCGAGGCGATGAGGACGAGGGCTCCCCAGATAGCCAGGATGTCCTGCCAGTGAGCAATAAGGATATTCATAAGTATTAGAGGATTCTGCTGTTCTTCAGCTTGTTGGCGACGTGAGCGCGAAAGGTTTCGTTGGTCTTGTACTCGGGTTTGGCCATGTCGATCATCATCTCATCACGAGACGAGTAGACATCGCCCTTAGAGCCCCCTGCGGTGGCACCCCGGAGTTGAACTGCGGGTTCCTTGCCGACAGCAGCCTGCCACTTGGAGTGGACAGCCTGGAAGGCGAGCTTGATGGCCTTGACATCGTTGGAGTCGAGGGCCGAGTTGACCGCTGCCCGCTCGTCGGCGGTGAGGGAATCGGCGGTGTTGGACCACTCGTGCATCTCAAGGAATTTAGCCTCTCCACCCGCGACGGAGTGGATGTCAGCCATGGTCTTTTCCATCAGGGCCTGCTGGCCAGCGATAAAGCCGTCCACCATGGCCTTGGGGATGCCAGCCTTTTCGAGCTTGGAGTAGCTCTCATCGCCCAGCTTGCCCTCTTTGGCAAACTCAGCCTGGAACTCTTCCATCTTGAGGCCAACACCGTCGAGAGCCTTGGTGGCATCTGTGGTGGCAGCTTTGGCTGGGTCATTGGTGACCTTGAGTGCATCGAGGCCCTTCTTGGCCTCATCTCCCTTCTCAGGAGACTTTTCATTGGCCTTAGAGCCCTGCTTCTTTTCCAGCTCAGCGTAGCTCTTGGCGAGGTCTTCGACGGTCTTGAACTTCTCTGGGAGCCAGGCCGGACGCTCAGTCTTTTGATCAGGCGTGGTCGTAGCATCAACCCGGGTGACCGTATTGGGCATCTTGGCCTGGGCTGCCATCTTTGCGGCAGCCTCAGCGGAGGGCTCTTTGGTCAGGTCGGGTTTCGCATCAACATGTGTATCGACGATATTTGTAGCACCCATGATGGGTTGGTCTCTTTCTCAATTATCGATTCTTGTGGAACCGGTTGGGAGTTTGTACTTCTGGCGCACACCATCTTTGAATTGGGTGTGTACGGGACCACGGTCGGAGATGATCGTGAAGTCCTCGTGAGCTTTATGGGATTCATTGAAGCCCTGGATAGGCGGGCTGTAACGCTGGGCTTCTTCAGAAGAGGTGTGCTCTTCCAGCTCAGCGAGGTCCGCTTCGGGGGCCTCAGGGGCGACCTCTAGTGGTCCTTGGGGGGTCTCGACGGTCGTTTGATCAAGGATTTTCCGAGCCTTACGGATCTGAGCCATGAGGGCCTTTGGGAATTATATGACACTAATGTGGGGGCTATCGAGCTTCTTGGCGTCGGTCACCCAGCAGCCAATGGAGTGGCCTCGGTCGGCTTCCTGGTAGGTGTAGGTCCGACCGTTCTCCCCGAGGATGGGAATCCCATCGCGGTGCCACTGGGTGGCGAAGTCGCTGGGGTCCAGCTCAAGCATGGTCGAGCGGTTGATGCAGACCCGGACGGTATCACCAACCTCCCGGCCACCTTCGAGGAGGATGTGGATGTCTTCCACGTCCATGAGACGGCCAGGTCGAGGGAGGAACTGACAGGTAGCCGGAAGCTTGCCGGGTTTGAAGGCGTAGGGGTCAGCCACCGGGGGTTAGACTACAGCGGCTTTATGGTGGACGTTGATGGTGCGCTTGGGGGCAAGGACATCACCAAAGTCGGCCACATCATTGATGGCACCATTCTCGTGGCCGTAGGTCTTGGTCGCGGAGAGTTTCTGGTAGATCTTACCACCGTCCCAGAGGAAGCCGTCACCGATGTCCATATCGGCAACTTTAACCATAATGGGTGCGGGATCGTCATTGGTAATAGTGGGGAGAGGCATGTTCTGTGTTCCTTGTTCAGAGTATTAGTTGTACCAACCAACGTTTGCACCGCGTGCAGCGGCAATCACGCTCATGTCGGGAGTTGGACTGTCACCGGCATTAAGAACGCCGGTTACGCCACCACCATCATTACCGAGCACGATAAAGTACTCAGCACCAGCGGTCCAACCAGGGATTGCAATATCGGTTGCATACATCGCGGTGTGTGCTTTGTAGGGCATGCACACGCCGGTATCGAGATCGACGTACCAGATGATCTCATCAGTGGTAAAGCCCGCGATGGCGCTCTTGTTGCCGTCCGGATAATCGAAGATGGTTCCACCGTCACCATAATAGCCAATGGCGTTGTAGTACGGCACGCCACCAGCGCCGCCGGGATAGATCCCGTTCATGGGCCAGGTGGACTTGGCGAGACCAACGACGGCGCGCTTCGCGTTCGGGGTGATTGAGAAGACCCACTTGCCAGAACTCTTGCTGATCGTTGAGCGGGCCTGGACCGCGCTATCGGCGGCTAGAGCGACAGTCTTGTTGCTGTTGCTGTAGGTACGGTCGGTCGCAAAGGTCGTATCCCAGACGGCGTAGTCGGGGGGTGGAGGAGGCGCGGTGAACGAGAAGTCCTCGGTATCACTGGCGTCACCTGTATCGTCGGAGACCGTCAAGCGGACGGTGTAATCATCAGTATCGACGACGGTCAGCTCAGCGAGGGTGAGGGAATCCTCATCCGTGATGGTACCGTCACCAAGGATCAGCTCCCAGAGATAGGTCTTGGTTCCAAGACCACCGGTAACCGTTGCGGCGAGGCTGTAAACGCCATCAGCGTCATCATCAGGGATAGCCGTAACGACGACATCGAGCGGCAAGTAGGCTGTGATGGCGTTGGAGGCCGTGGCATTGGTGGAGCCGTAGGTGTTGGTAAAGATCTCAACGCAGGTAATATCAGCTAGCGCATCCCCAGTGACGGGGGTGTAGACATTACTGATCGTTGGGGTCCCGATATTCGAGCCATCCTTCTTGAACTGGTAGGTCCGGTTAAAGAGGAGCGAACCGGTGGCCGTACCGGGAGACATGGTGAGGGGCGAGCCCACTTCACCAGTACCGGAGAGGGTACCAACCACGGTGACCACAGGAGCCGATGGGGCGGTGTTATTGACACCGAGATTGAGCGCTGCAACCCGGTTGACGCGACCATCAGAGGTCCCGCCAGAGAGGTTGAGATCGCCATTGATGGTGACGGTAGCAGTCATGGGATATTACTTGTTCGCCGTGAGGGTGACAACCGCATCGGTGCCAGTGATGGCCGAGAGGTAGCCACGCCACTGTTCAAAGGGAGCCTCGTGAGCTGAAGCTCCTGAAACGGTATCAGTTCCAGACAGTGTAATGGTGACCGCGTCTTGCCAGTTGTGGTCGTCGCTGTTGCGCACCTGGACCTTGACCGTTGCGGTGACTGCTCCGGAGCCGGACACAGTAGCTTGGAACGACTTCTGGTTGCTGCCACCGTTGGAGTTAAAGTAGAAGACTTCGCCAGCGCCGGTTGTGGCCTTAGCGTCAAGCATAAGAGGTGAGGACATGAGGACTCTTCAATAAAGTGGTTGGTTAAGCAGCAGTCTGAGGCGACTGTTGTTGGCCTTCTTGTTTGATGCGGGTGTTGGCGGCGTCACCGAGCGCCTTGATGGCATTCGGGGCCCCCTGAGAGACCAGCGCTTGCATCTGTTGCTGACGCTCGGTCTCGGAGACTTCATCCTCCGTGCGGATGAGACCCTTCTGGTCGATGCCCAAGGCTGTAGCCCTACGGGTAAACCAGTCGGAGAGATTGACGAACTTCGAAGCGACCTCAGGGGTCATCAGCGCTGCACTAGGCAGGAAGATGTCTAGGCGCTGGAGGTCGCTACCACGCGAGAGGGCTTCTAAGCCAGTCACGATGGTGGGCTTGACGATGCCCTTGGGCAGCGGCTTGAGGCGCTTCTGCTTGGTCATCTGGACGACGAAGCGCTTCACCAACGGGAGCTGAAGCTCTTGAGCCAAGAGCGAGTAGACGCCACCAAGGCCAGCTTCCAGCTCTTGAGCCATGAAGCGGATCTCTTCGGCAGTGACACGCTCGCCCTGGCGCTGAATCGACGAGTTCATCAAGAAGGTGGATTCGAGATCAGCCTTGATCCCGGTGCGTGTCTGAAGGGCGACCTGGAAGTCGTTGGCCTTCTCGACTCTGACTACGGAGACATCATCAGACTTACCCGAACGGATGGCCCCATTGGGAGCCTCAGCGACGGTCTTGGCCTTGGTGACCCCGTTAGGGTTTACCAGGAAGAGGACCTTGGCAGCGGCAGCAGAGCCTTCGACGATGGACTGCGAGAGTCCTTCAACTGATTGGAGATCACCTTGGCAGTCTTCGACCAACCCGCGACCATAGTCTTGGCCATCAATCTTGTTCCAACGCAGCGGGATGAAGGGAGAGGCATCAAGAGGATAATAGCCATCGGAGTTCGGTACTCGAATCCCAAGGATCTCTTGGTAGGTCTCGAAGCGCTTGCCGTCGCGCTTGAGACAGGTGTGGAGCTTGACGGTCTTGCAGGGGCTATCTTTGGAATGCTT